TTAAACTTAAAAAATTATTTAATCAATATAAATGTCGTGCGGCCGTTGTTGACGGCAATGGGTTAACCTAATAAACTAGCTCATTTAAAACTCCTCTAATTGCTGGGAAGTCTTAAAATTTTCTTGACAAAAATATAAAAATATGTTATACTAAATACAAGGAATATAAGATTATCAGCAGCTAAGCGAGAATAAAATGGCAAATAGAAGAAAAACAAAAGAAAAATTTGATGCTCAAATAAGTGCTAAATATAATGAAGATTTAGAATCTTTAGATTTTCAAACTACAAAACATCCTGTTACAATTAGGTGTAAAAATTGTGGATATACGCAATTTTTTACGAGAGCTTCTAATTTTATTTATTGTGCGGCCTCTGAACGAAAGGGGTTCTGTCCTAATTGTAGAAAAGAAAAAAGAGATAATAAATTTACTCATACAAAATTTTTAGAAGAAGTCAAAAAGAGAAATTTTTATGCAGATAAGTTTGAATTTTTATCTGAATATACTAATAGAGAGTCGTTAATAAAAGTATATTGTAAAAAATGTGATTCAATTTATGAAAGAAATGCTAGGGCTTTTCTTTTAAATAGAGACTGTCCAGTTTGTAGTTATAGAAAATCAAATGGTGAAAATGCCATTATGTTGATATTATCTAAACATAATATACCTTTTATTAATAATTATGTAGATACAAGATTAGATAATAGAAAAAGTTTTGATTTTAAAATTGAATATAATAATCAAATTATGTATATTGAATATGATGGTATTCAACATTTTGAATATAATGAATTTTTACATAAGGGCGATATTAAAATGTTTTATCGACAACAAAAAAATGATAAAATTAAAACAGATTTTTGTAAACAACATAATATCCCATTGTTAAGAGTTCGTTATGATGAAGAGCATCTTGAAACAACTATTTTAAATTTTATTTTTGAAAGTTCAACGACTATTGCATAAGCAAGTAGATTACAAGTGTTTGGTAATCGAAACGGGGAGCTTCTTATTAAATAAGAATGAAGATATAGTCTAATCTATATGGTAACATATAGCAGTTCATAAGAGAACGTATAATAGAGTAGCGTCTATTATAGAATATAATGTAGGTGCCGGTTTAGTAGACTTTCTTGTCACAGATCAAATTGATCCAGATACAGATGAAATATTATATAATTGAGGTGTTATTAATGATGAAGATCGTAAATATAAAAAGTTTCAAACACCTGAAACAATTTATGATGCCATGTATATAATGAAAGCAAATGCTCAATTAAATACTGAAATGTATGCTTATTGTCAATCACAAATGCGGAATGGCAAAATTAAATTTTTGATTCCTGATAACCTTGCCAAAGATAAATTAATGCAGCAGGCACAAGGGAAAAAGATGTCACCAGAACAACGAGCAAGTTATTTACTTCCTTATGTTCAAACGAATATTCTTAAAGATCAAATGCTTAATATGATTGAAGAATCTGAAGGTGCAAATATTATTTTAAAGCCATCAAACAAGAAAATTAAACACGATAAATTTTCTGCTTTAATATATGGTTTATATTATTGTAAATTAGAAGAAGATAAAGGGAAAAAACGTGCGGGCCGCAATATATCAGATTTTATGATGTATACAAAACCTATAACACACTAAAAAATTTTTTAGTATTTTTATCAAAATCTAATAATTTCTATCTTGTGAAATTTATATATATTAGAACGTAGATGTTAAAGGAGGTGGTTAAATGTTATCAAGTAAAGGTGAAATTAAAATTCATGAATTTTTAACCTATGGAAATATTCCATTTGAAGAAGAATATATCTTTGATGATTTAACTGCTGAAAATGGTAAACATTTGCGTTTTGATTTTTGTTGTTTTGATGATGATGGAAATATTGATTGTCTTATTGAATATAATGGACGTCAGCATTATGTTCCTGTCAGTAAATTTGGTGGTAAAAAGGGACTTTTCCGTCAACAGCATAATGACGCATTAAAACGAAGATACTGCTTAGAACATGGATATAGATTAATAACTATTCCATTCACAGAAGAAAACCGTTTAAATTATGATTATTTAATGAATTTAATTAACGGTTATTAGGAGGTGCGGTTTGGCTTTTTACAAAGAAAAGCATCAGCGAGATTTTAGGCTACATACTAGCACAAATACCTCCACTCTTGATTTCTCTAAAATTAAAGTAGGTAAAAATACTTTAAATGGTGAGATTGCGACTTTGATTAATTATCATAAATCTCCCAATCGTCTTTATGACAAAGAAGCCGTTGAGCGTGCAATTCATAGACGCGATATCAAAGAAATAAGACGTATTTCAAATTATTTCTTTGAAACAAGCGGTATCTATTCAAGACTATGTCGATACATGGCTTACCTATACCGATATGACTGAACCGTAACGCCACAGCGATATGATGAAAAAATTAAAGACGAAAAAGTTATAGAGGGATGGATAAAAGCTAGTAAGTATTTAGAAAAATCTAATCTCAAAAGAAATTTTGGTTTATATGCATTAGATGTTATAAAAAATGGCTGTTATTATGGATATATTTTAGATAAAGGAACAGCCGCATTCTTACAGGAATTACACCCTGATTATTGTCGTTCTCGTTATGAGATTGATGGTATGCCAGCGGTTGAATTCAATATAAAGTTTTTTGATGATTTCTTTACCGATAATGTTTATAAACTCCGTGTACTAAAAACATTTCCAAAAGAATTTCAAAAAGCGTATATCGCCTATAAAGAAGGTAAATTACCTAAAGACTTTAATGGCGATGACAATGGTTGATTTTTACTCGATCCAGCTAAAGTTGTAAAGTTTTCTCTGTGTAATAGTGACGCGCCACTATTTATACCAGTGATTCCTGCAATTTTAGACTTGGAGGATGCGAAACAACTAGATAGAGATAAGATGGCACAAGAATTGTTAAAAATTATTATTCAACAAATGCCAATTGATAAAAATGGCGATTTAATTTTTGACGTTCAAGAAGCAAATGCTTTACACAATAATGCAGTTGCAATGTTGGGAGATACTATTGGAATTAGTGTTTTAACAACATTTGCAGATGTTGATGTTGCTGACTTATCTGATAGAAGCAATTTGACTTCTGTTGATAAATTAGAAAGAGTTGAACGTTCACTTTATAATGAAGCTGGCGTTAGTCAAAAACAATTTAACACAGATGGTCAAACAGCTTTAGACAAATCGATCGCAAATGATGAAGCTACTATGACTGATTTGTTACTACAATTCAGTAAATATGCAGAACGATTACTTGCGGCGTTTAATAAAAATCCTAAGAGACTTGAGTATACTGTTTATATTTTACCGACAACAATTTATAATTATAAAGATTTGTCTAAAATGTATAAAGAACAAACTCAGATTGGGTTTTCTAAGTTATTACCTCAAGTTGCTCTTGGAATGTCACAAAGTGAAATTATTGCAACAGCATGTTTTGAAAATGGTATGCTTTCATTAAATGATCTATTTGTTCCGCCACAAATGTCTTCTACCATGAGTGGAACTAAGGCACCCAACTCAGATGGAAATAAGACAACAGAAAAGAAAGATGACAACGCCCAGTCAGAAAAATCACAGGGCGGGAGACCAGAAAAGCCAGATGACGAGAAGTCTGAAAAGACTATACGTAATATTGAGGCTTCTGGCTAAAAATGAGAGTGAGTAATATGTTAAAAAATCAATCAGTTGCTACAATTGCGGCACCTGAGTTTCTTAACATTGAACCTTATAACCCTCTAATCTCTCAGTGTGAAATTAAAGTCCTATACGTGGGAGAGAACCGCAACGGTTCTTACATCACGGAGGATGTTGCTAAAGACATGGCGAATTCTCTCCCCGGCACACCAATTGTTGCAGCTTTTATTGAAAACAAAGATGACTTTGGTGATCATGGACGTGTAATTACAATTGAAGATGGAGAAATAAAGTTCTCTTGTAAGACTCAACCTTATGGTTTCGTTGCCCCTGATGCAAAAGTCTGGTTTAAAGATTTTATTGATACAGATGAATTTGGTAATGAAACTACTCGTAAATACTTAATGACTACTGGATATCTTTGAACAGGACAGTATCCTGAAGTACAAAAAGCTATTGACGAGGGTTTGCCGCAATCAATGGAATTAGATGAAGCATCATTAGATGGACACTGGGCTACAAATACAAATTCTGGTGTTGAGTTTTTTATTATTAATGATGCAACTTTTAGTAAATTATGTATTTTAGGTTCTGATGTTGAGCCTTGTTTTGAAGGTGCATCTGTTACTGAGAAACAAGTAAGTAAAAATTTTACAGTAAAAGATGAATTTATGAATACATTATTTACTATGATGAATGAATTAAAAGATGCTCTACAATATAATGAAGGAGGGTCAAGTATGGATCAAACTGCTCTAGAAGTTCAGGAAGAAGCTACTGAAGAAGTTAAGGTAGAAGAAACTGAATTCCAAGCAGAAAAGTCCCATGCTGACGATGCTGTTTCAACTTCTTTTGTGGACGATGATAAAGAAGATGAAGAAGAAACAGGTGAAACTGGTGAGACTGGTGAAACTGGTGAGACTGGTGAGACCGGTGAAACTGGTTCTGATGAAGAATCAGCAGACGATGATGACGATGAGACTGAAAAGAAAAAGCCTCGTCAAAATCATGCCCTAGAAGAAATTGAAAGTCAGTTCGCAGCTGTTAAGGCAGAACTTGAAGCAGCAAAAGCTGAACTTGAATCTTTACGTGAATTTAAACTAGGGGTTGAAAATCAGCAAAAGGATGAACTTATTGCTAAATATCATATGCTAAGTGACGAAGCTCGTAAAGAGATTTCTGATCATAAGAGTGAATATACAATT